CAACCAAACATCAAGTAATGTAAAAAATATTGCGATAAAATTAAATATGGAAGAAAGAATTTTTGCTGAAAGTAATTTAGCAACAAGCTCAGGTTCTAAAACTATAACATATACTAATCCATTTTTTGCTGTTCCATCTATAGGTATAGCGGCTCAAAATATGGCTACAGGAGATGTTTTTACAATTAGTTCTAAAACAGTAAGTGGTTTTACAATAGCTTTTGTTAATTCAAGTGGTTCAGCAGTAGATAGAACTTTTGATTACATAGCAAAAGGTTATGGGTTGCAAAGTTCTTCATAATAATTTAAGAGATAATTAATGAGTCAAGTATCTGATGTAAGTCTAGCAAATCAAGGATTTTCGGCTTTTAGAACCGAATTAAATAATATTCTTGGTGCTATGAACTCTATGCACATAGGAAGTTCAGCACCATCATCAGTTACTACAGGGACTATGTGGGTAGATAACGGAACAAGTGGAGTTCTTAAAGTAAAAATAAATGATGGTTCAGATAATATTGAGTTGTTTCAGATCAACATTTCTAGTAATGCAATATCTAGTACAATGTCGGTAACAGGGACAATTTCTGAAACTGACCCTCAAGCGGCTGCTTTAGCAATCGCATTAGGATAGGAGAGATAAATGGCTAACACCTTTAAAGTAAAAACAAATGCGGCTATGCCCGCTAGTGCTGGAACACCTCTTACTATTTATACTTGCCCAAGTTCTACTCAAACAATTATTGTTGGTTTGTTACTGTGTAATGTTCACACTGCCTCTGTAACGGCATCTGTAAATATGCAATCTGATACTTCAGACACAGAAACAAATGAAAACGTAAAATTAATTTCTACAGTTACAGTTCCAGCAAATTCAACTCTTGAAGTTTTAACAGGTGGTAAAATAGTTATGCAAGCAACTGATGTTTTACAAATTGATTGTTCAGTAGCAGCAAAAATAGACGCAACATTAAGTATATTAGAGATTACATAATATGGGATTTATAGGAGTACAACCAGCTTCAGTTCCTTTAACAGCAAGTGATATTACAAATGATATTATAAATGCTGATAAAATAGCTGACAATTCAATTTCTGAAGAGCATTTAGACCCAACAATAATAACAGGTTTATCAGAATTAGCAGAAGCACCAGCAAGTACAGACGAATTTTTAATATCTGATGGTGGAACTTTAAAAAGATTAGACGCAAGTTATGTAGGTGGTGGAGAATTAGTTTTTATTAACAAAAATATTTCTACAAGTGGTGGCACTTATGCAACTATGGATAATGTTTTTAGTTCAACATATCAAAACTATGTTGCTTATATTGGTTTAAGCACTTCAGTTGAAAATGATGTATTTTTTAATTTTAGAGTAGGAGCCTCTGGTAGCACTTCATTATCTGAAGATACTTCTTATAAATATGCGGCTGTTCATGGTAATTCAAATGCTTCTTCTTCTACTTATAACTATGGTAACAATGGCGATAAAGTTCAAATTACACATGGCTCAAATGCAAATGATAATAGATTATCTGCTTTTACAGGTGTCATGCACTTTTTTACACCATACTCAACAAGTTTCTTTGCGAGAGCAACTATGAATTATTTTTATCAAAATGCTAGTGGATATTTAAGAGGTGGTTCAGGTGGAATTCTTTATGGATATACTACTGCTGAAAAAACTGGATTTAGTTTTTATACTTCAGGTGGCAATATGGATGAAATCAACATTAGAGTTTACGGAATAAAAGATAATTAGAATGGTTGCATACACACATATAGTTAATGGCAAAGTAATACCTTTTACTGATAAAGAAAAAACAGAGTGGGATATTAAAATGGCAAAACTAAAAGAAGAAACAAAAACTAGAGAAGATGCTGAGGCACAAGCAAAAATAGATAAAGCAAATGCAAAAACTAAATTAAAAGATTTAGGTTTATCTGAAGAAGAAATAAAAGCTCTTATAGGAGAACTATAATGGCATATATAGGAACAACCCCAACATCAGGCGATTTCGTCTTACTTGATAGCATAACAACAAGTGCAACTGCTAGTTATACTATGCAACGTAATTCTGTAAACTTTGAACCTCAGAGTGCTAATCACATGATCGTATCTCTCAATGGAACGATACAAGCACCTGTAAGTTCTTTTACTGTTTCAGGTTCTACACTTACTTTTGCTAGTGCATTAACAAGTTCTGATGTCATAGATTTTATTTTAGTATTAGGTAATGTCAATGATGTAGGAACAGCAACTACAGTTGTTGATAGTGCAATAACAAAAAATAAACTTAATTTAATTAGTGAAAGCTCAAGTGCTGGTCTTACTGTAAAAGGAGATGGTAGTTCTGAAAATGGAACTATACAATTAAACTGTTCACAAAATTCTCATGGTGTAAAAATTTCTAGTCCAGCTCATAGTGCTGGGCAATCATATGAGCTTATACTTCCAACAGGAAATGTTACTGCTGATAAATTTTTAAAAGTAGCAAGTGTAAGTGGCTCAGGAACAACAGGTATTGGTCAATTATCTTTTGCTGATGGCGAGGGTGGAGTAAATACACCAGCTTTTTTAGCTCATCTTAATGGCTCAAATCAAAGTTTAAGTCATGATACTCATACTAAAATACAATTTAACACAGAGGTATATGACACTGCATCAGCTTATAGCCACGATTCTAGTTATCAGTTCACTGTTCCATCAGGTCAAGGCGGTAAATATTTTTTCTATAGTGCCATAAGGTTTAATGATAGTTCAGCAAATTTATCATTAAAATTTGTGGTAGGTGGAAGCAATAAATCTGTTGCAAGTATGAAAGGGGTTTCTGGAGAAGCGACTACTTTAAACCACACATTTTCACAAAGTTTGTCAGTAGGAGATACTGTTGAAGTTCAAGGAAGATTTCAAAGTAGTGGTAGCTTAAATGTTCTTGGACATAATTCAGAATTTGACACACATTTTGGGGGATTTAAAATTATAGAATGAGTAATTTAGCAGATAAAGTACAAGCATATTTAGGAAGAAAACCAGACTTTGATAAAGAAGTAATTTTACAAGATGATGGTAGTGGTGCATACATTTCTTTTTGGTTGGACAGTTTAGAAAAACCTAAACCTACAGACGAACAATTAAACGCATTAGAAAGTGAAGCAACTAAGATTGAAAACAATGCAAAAGCAGACGCAAATAGAAAAGCTGAGTATTTATCTTGGGA